TTTATCAGAGTTGTCAATTCCAGTATTTAAATTTCTTGTTGTGCCGGTGCCGTTGTAAAGCGTGGTACTAAAAACATCATCAACGTAAACCTTGTCTCCGCCTGCACCTGCTGCAGCTAATACTGTTTGTTGTGTAATAGGATCCATATCAGTTCACATAATCAGCAAGAGCAGCACCGCGATAACGTGTGCCACCATCATCGGTGACAAAGATAAAGAGGTGGGTTTTACCAGCGGTAAGAGTAGGTGCTGTATCAGCTGGCCATTTAACGCTTGCAGGCCAAGTAACAGTGCCACTTGAATGAGTCAGTTCAAGAGTAAAAGAGCCGACAGTACCGCTTGCAGGCGGGTTAGTAAAGGTAAACGTAGAGTTACCACTAATAGTCTTAGTGAAGTAATTACCAGTTGCAAGATCAATTGCTAATGCACCTACTGCTTCTGCTGTTTGCTTATAAGGACCGTCAACAGCAATACCTGCATTCAATGTTTGCAGTGCTGAAAAAGTTTGAGCTGAACCGGTTGTTGCATAACCACTAATACTTGCACCTGCTGGAATAGTTACAGTGCCAGTAAAGGTAGGACTAGCTAAAGGTGCTTTCACTGCAGTATCTGCTGCAATCTCTGCATTGACAAATGCTGTTGTCGCCAGCTGTGTTGTATTAGTACCTTGTGTAGCTGTAGGAGCTGCAGGAATACCGGTAAAGGTTGGACTATTGATTGGAGCTGCATTAGCAGCAGCAGCTAGTGCCGACACTGCTACATCTGTATCTGAACCACTATTGTCATAAGTGATTGTATCGACTTTAAGTTTTCCGTATGCCATGATTATTTAAGTACAGTAAGTTGGGAATTTGCACCGACAGTAATTGATATACCTGAATTGATGGCAACTGTCGGTCCCATCATTCCTGCATTTGTACTAGCAGCAATTACTTTATTGACAGTAATAGCTTGTGGTGTTTCGATAAATGCAGAGTCTACTGTTGCAAAACTAAGTACACCACTACCATTAGTAGTTAGTGCCTGTCCGCTTGTACCAGTATTATTAGGTAGTGTCAGTGTATAGTTAGCACCTGCACTATGTGGTGGTCCTTTGATCTTAATACCATGAGAGTTATTCTCACAGTTAAGAGTAATTTGACCAGAACCATTAGTGCTATCACCAGTTACAACTGGGAGATTCTTTGTTAGGTAGCGTGTTTCTGAATCATTAGCAAAATAGTTTTGAAAACTCCAAGTAGATCCTGTAGTCGTATATTTCAAACGTACAGTCAAACCAGCAGCACCAACAAATCCTGAAGGAAGATTTGCTAAAGGGGAAAAAGTTTCAATGCCATTAGAATTTTGAACCTCAATGTAGTCTTCATTTGATGGACTACCAGGAATATTTGCTACGTTTGCAATTGGTGTATACAACACAGCATTAGCAAGCGCAGTTTGTACAGCGTTAGAGGTTGTCACAGCAGCACTAGAATTAGTTTCAGCTGTGTTGGCTGTAGTTACTGCAGCAGAAGCATTTGTACTTGCTGTATTTGCTGTAGCTGATGCAGCGTTAGATGTAGTAACTGCCGTATTAGCTTTGGCAATTGCACTTGTAAAACCGCCTGATCCATCACTTTCACGGGAGTTATTTAACGCTGCTGTTGAATTAGTATTAGCTGTATTGGCTGTATTAACAGCATTAGTTGCATTAGTGTTAGCTGTATTTGCAGTATTGACAGCTTGAATAGAATTGGCTTCAGCGGTTTGAGCTGTAGACAATGCAGTATTCGCTGTAGCAATTGCTGTAATAGACTGACTATATGCAGTATCAGCTACACCTTGTGCATCTACAGAACGTATACTAGCATCCTGAGTAACATACAGACTTTGATTAAAGTTATTATTTAGGTCGCTTGATCTAATTGCTGAACCAGGCTGAAAAGTAGCTGGTAGAACTGCATTAGGAGTACACCTAAAGATCCTAATAGGACCAGTAGGTGCATTGACAAAATTAATTACAGTTGGGTTTGCAGAATCTACAGAGTATTCGGTTGTATATGATGGGTAGGTATAGTTAGGATATGTTCCTAATCGTACTTGTACATCAGTAGTATTATCGTATGGGAAGGTAAAGGTATAAGCGGTGGTTGAACCATTACCTGTAAAATCATTGTATTGTACAGTAGGATTGCAAGCCATTGTTATTATTTAGGAATGTTTTGTAGAGCATCTAGTTCTGATGCACGATCAGTATTACCTAATCTACGTGCACGTTTTTCAAGAGCTTTAAGTGATGCTTGTTCTGCAATGCGATTTACTGAGGCGTCTTCAGCTTGAAGTTCAGCCCAAGCATTTAGCTTTGCTTCTCGAAATATTTGACGGATACGATCACCATGAACAGTATCATTGGGACTAAGCTTCACTCCATTCGAGTGATCACGTTCCATATCAAGGATTGATTTTAATACAGCAGGATCTTGAAATAGTTCAGTAAACTGTTGTTCTAAACCCTGTTGACTAATTAAATACTGAAATCTTGAAATTAAGTCAGGATGTTCTTTCAGTGATTCATCATTAGGTGTAGTAGTAAATGTCTGGTTTAGATTAACACCAGATCTAAATATAAGTTCTCGTGCTTGTGATCCAACCTTACTAATACGAAATGGTAGTGTCCTATTAATCATGTTAGTCATTGGATCCCAATCAGCTAATGGCTGACCAGTAAAGATGTCATAACGATATGGAAGCCGGCCATCTTCACCAACCATGAACTCAGACCATAGGTTACGGTTCCGGATTTGTTCCATAAAGGATCCTTCCATCTCCCGCATACCAGGGTTGAATGCTTTACCAATCTCGTTTCGTAGACTAGATAGTGGAACCTGATTGTTTACTAGGTTTGCAGCTACAGCTCCTACTGACTGACCTTTACCAGTCATAAGATCACCAAGCTGCATTAAACCAGCAAGGAATGTCTTATTAGTAATGTTAGCCATAAGTAGATACTGCAATTGACCAAGGCGATCCTCAGTAAACTGCTCACCCATTACACCTTGTGCATCACCAATATCAGCAACAGCTGCTAGGAATGCATTGAAGGGTTCAAGTGATTCATAACTAACCCACTTATCTCCAATCTTGATTGATCTAGCTTGCCAACGTCCTGACTGCTCCCATGTCTTACGTAGCTTTTGATCTGGCGGGCCATTACCTGACAGCATTCCTCCAAGGTATAAAGAACCAGCAAGGCTGACCATACCTGCACCAATAGCTTCACGTCCTCTAAGAACAGCTCTAGCTTGTGCTAATTCATCAGCAGTACGAATACCATACCTAAGAAGGTCAGGATGTCCTGCTTCTTTAGACATAATATCAGCTGATTCACGTAGGAACCTATTTAATATTGGTGTATATTTACCTGTTAACTGTAGTGCATTGACTCCAGTCTTCATGAATAGACCAACAAATGGTTTAATTGCAGGTAGTTGTTCAATACCAGCTTGAATTTTTTGTGCATAGTCTGGTAGGTCACCAGTTAATGCAGCTTCTTTCCATTGGAAATTAGCGAATTCATCTGATAATTCACCTGTTGATTTCCATATCTTTTTATTGAAACGCTTTTCAGCTTCACGTACAGCTGTCTTCATTTCAAAATCACCAATACCAATACCACTATCAATCATTCGGTCATAGACTTCATTGAAAGCTTTAGATCTAGCATTACCACGAGCAATCATTTGACCAAAGAATGAGTCAGCTGCTTTCATGATCCGTGGTCCATACGATAGAAACGGGCTTTGGTTAAGACCACGCATCATCTTGTATGTAGCAAACAATGATTTTTCACCATCATTACCACGTACTGCATAGTGAGCTGCCATAGCTTCGAACTCATCACCAGCTTGCTGTGCGGTGTAACCACGAAAGTCACCACCGTTATCGAAGTAAGTATTGTAATCAGCAACAGCCTTACGCCATGCTTCTGGAATACTCTCCAGTAGACCACCAATCTGTGACATAGCAGCCATCTTTGTTTTACGATCACCAGTAACACTGGCTCCAACAATTGCTGCTGCTGGTCTCATCATGGTATTAATACCAGTACCAATAATAGCCCTTACAGGTGTCTTAGGACCAGACAACATAGAGTTAATACCCATAGTCATCAGTTCACCAACTACCTTATTACGCTGAAATTCATTAGGTCCTGAGTAACCATTAAGTCGTTTAGCAAAGAACTCATCCATATCAGCCATGGTCATCAAGTTACCATTAGATGCAGCGCTGAAATATCTGAAGGCTTCAAATAGTTCACCTGTTTCATCTTCACGAATGACTTGAATCAATAGATCAGTTTGAGCATTAGCCCTACGTTTAGCTTCAGCTACTACCTCTAGTGCAGCTTTAGAACCAGGCTTAGGACCCTTACCAGGTGCACGGAATTCTCGTAGTCGATTAGCAATCAATGATGTAGTCTGTTGACGCATACCCTGCAATACTTTATATCTTGCAGCGATCTCATCAAACATACCACCAGGTACTTTGCTATCAATTACACCATCAACACTCAATGCAGCACGTGAGATATCACGCATCTCTTGAGACAATTGACCAAGTACAACATCTGTCATTTGTACTTGTGCTTGAGTTAATGTACGAAAGGCGCTTGATCCCTTACCAGCACCCATGTAATCAGCTGCTGGAACTATTTCTTTAGTAATAGGATCAATTTTTGGTTTGTTAGTAATAGGATCAATTTCTGGATCAAATGCAAGGATAAATTTTTGCAGTTCTTCAGAAGTAAAGTTTGTTGCTCTACCATTTGGTGTAATAAATTCCTGAAGTTCTATCGCTGCATACAACATGTCATCCTGAAGCTCCTTTGTAGAAGCTCCTTTATACATATTAAGGTACTCTTCGTTTTTGAATAATGCTTCAGCCTGTTTGGTAATTACATCGATATCTACACCTGATGTCTCTGCCATTTTATGGATCTGCGATGATGTCAGTACACCACGTACAGTACCTCGTTTACTACCAAAGTTAGAACGTATATCCATTTTATCCCTCAGAGATTTCAGTGGTACAGAAGAACCTGATGATAATGGATAGTTGGATGTATCAGTCTTATCAGCACTATAGTAAGCACCAGCACGAGGTGTACCCCTACCTAAATCTACTTCAAGTTGATCAGCACCAATATCAAGATACTGTTCACCTTGCTTAACATTAAACTTAGCGTAGTTACGAGTATCACCAAAGTCAATATTTTTACCTGCGGCCATATCGATAACTAGGTCTTGCTTTACAGCTTCATCTAGTTGATCCCACGACGGCTTATACCAAGATTCATTAGTACCATCAACCTTGGATGGGTTCTTCCAGGTTTCTCTCCACTCACCAATGGTAATGTCTTCATCAAGTACACCTTTACGTTTAAGAGATTTGAAGTAATCTGCTTCGTACTTAGTCTTAGACATACCAGTAACTTTTAAAGTCTTAGCCTGGTATTCAGCTGCTTCTGATTTAACAAGTGTTTTATTAATTGTAGACATGCTGTCAGCGATGTTCTCTGTAGGCTGAGTAACAGCAGTAGAGGGTAAACCTTTTAGCTTTCTATAACCAACACCAGCAGCTTCTAGGGCTACTCCAGCTGCAGCTCCAATACCCATTGATTCAAAGAGGTTAAGGAAGGTTCTATGAGCTGGTGATAGATCACGACCATCTTCTAGCTGTAGTAAGTTCTGAGCTAATACTGGATTAGATTTAATCAGACCTTCAACGATACCTTCTTCTGTTGTTTGCGTAGTGTCCCATACATCAACAGCAGCACCTTTACCCGCATCAACAGCAGCACGTTTAAGTAACGCTGCTTTACCAGTTACATTGACAACCTTACCAGCTTTATCAATAGTCTTACCAGCCATCATGGCACCACGGATACCTTTAATACCCATGCCAATCTTACCGACACTAACAAAACCAACACCTACATCAACCACATCACGTAGGAACATTCCCCATCGTGTCTTTGGCATCTGTTGTGCATTGAACTTTAGACCTGATGCAAAGGAATACGGGTCTTGACCTTCATTACGTTCAGCATAAAACTTAGCGTCGAAGTATTTACCAAGATCAATAGTGTTGTTCCATGCATTCTGTACACCAGTTACAACAGCTTTACCTGCATCTTGTAAGTTCTCCTTTACTCCAAAGTCTTCAGCATCCTTTGTTGCGTGTGTATCCTTTAGGGATCCATCCTCGTTAGACTTTTCTTTAACTTCTGTTGAAACAGCGTTAGCTTTGCTTTGTTGTATTTCTTGTAATTCTTTACCACCGTCTCTGTTTCCAAGTTCAGTCTGATGGTCAGAAATAATTTGTCTGTTTTTTTTCTGCTCCTCAGCAATCTGCTCAGGAGTCAGTTCATTTAATTCATTTTCCATTATTTATTTATAGTTAGGAACCGTCTAAGAAGTACATACGTTAATGTACAGAAAAGAAAGATAATGCCCGGTGAGTAATCAAAAGTAGGTTGACTATTTAGCTCTACTTTCCATACGTGCGTAATGGGCTGGATCAATTTCGGAGTCGGCAAAGGCGGTTCCTTGGATTCGCGGGTCAGCTTGAATCTGCTTAACTATTTCAGTAAGTTCAGCATGAGAAACATTATTTTTAATACCATTCCAACGACCCATAATTCCTCCAACTGGATTGTTAGGGAAGTCTCTTATCGTTGAACGTATGTAAGCTATAGCTAATTGATCTTGTGTGTTTTGATCAAATAGTGTGTCCTTAGTAATATTACCAGGAACCCAGCCACGCTCAAATCCATCCTTTAATGTATCACCTATAAATTGATAACGACCAGCTGCGTGCATACCTTGTGGATCACTCAAGGGTAATGATTGTCGATACATAATATCTCCGACTCTCATCCCGATCAATGGAGCACCAAAATGGATAGTGCCTGTATTACTACCGTGAGCTACGTCACCACCATGAGTACCATATAGATTCATAGCATCATAGCCATCATGCACTGTGTCATTAGCTGATTCATGTGATGCCATTAAGTTTAAAAGTGGTCTATAAACCTCTGTACCTTTAGCACCTTGTGCACGAGTTTGAGCAGGTAACGCAACACTTAAACTACTAACACTAGATACCGTACCTAATACTGCTTTAAACCTTGGGCTGATAACACCAAATGCATCTTCGGTACGATTGTATGGTAATTCATATTCAGAATCTTTACCAAAATACAAACGCACTTGAGAATTAAATAATGTTTTCCAGGGGATTTTTGTTTCTTCTGATAGTACTCGAAGCCATTGACTTGGTTGACCTGTTTCCTTGATGCTTGGAAGATCTCTTGCCCAACTATCCTCCTTGTCCATTGCACCTAACATCTTACTATCCAGATAACTTCGACTGTTATCTTTTAATTGATTTATAAATCTATCAAATTTTGGTTGTTGATTGACAACACTCTGATCAACTGCTGTGAAACCAGCATCAGTTCCTGTAATAATCTTACCTTTATCCTTACCCGTTTGGTAGGTTTTACGTTCATAACCGTTTGCTTGTTTTGTGATATCTACCTTATGTCGTCTTAGAACTTCCTCAGCGATCGTTTCATAAGTATTATTTTTCCAATCCTTAGAAGCTTTTAAATCCATCACATCAGAGGCGAATCTAGATTTCATCACCCTTATGATGCCAACAGTTGCTGCACCTGGATCGACAAGATTACTGCTCTCTAATTGTGATTTTAATATCTGCTCTAATTCATTAGTAAATTTGCTAAAGCCACCACTACCACTTTGAGTAGATCCACTAGCACCTGATGCTTCTACTAAACTTTTTCTTTGTGTAGCTTTGAGTGCAGGATATTTAGCTTGAAGTTCAAGAGAATTAAATACTGCACCATCCTGAAGTTCATTAAGTGCCAACTGGTATTGAATATTTCCATCTTCAGTAAGCTCTCTAGTCACCATTAGGTCTTGAACAACAGGTGGGAGCGGTCTACCTAAAGCTTTAATCCTTTGAGCACCAGCTTCAACCTCAGCCCTACTAAGATCTTTATCATTGGCTTCGAGACGTAAGCCCGTTACTATTTCTTCGACCTTACGATCTTTCTCACGTTCATTTCTCAGATAATCAGCATTTTTATTATCTCTCAATTTAGTTCTAATATTGTTAAATGCAGTAGCTGTAGTACCACCCTTCGTAAGGAACTGTTCTCCAAAGGTTGTCTCCTTACCAGCAACAGTAATTTTTTGATCTTCAAGAGAACTTAATTGATTATAATCAGTGATTACCCCATCTTTTACCAACCGTGAAAGAGTATCTGTGAAACTCTCACGAGCATCCCCAAGAAAGACACCACCTAGTCCGCCAGATTCACCTTGCAACCAATTGTTTAAAACGTATGGATTACTTGGTGCTTCTGCTAAAACATTGCTTACACTTGTGTCTAGTCGATTATTATTATCTTTTTCATATCTTATCTGTTGCTTTGATGCATAATTAGCTTGTAATGTAGTATCAACCTGCCGCATACCAGGAAACATATACTCCTCAGCAAACGCTAAGTCATATCCTGAATAAGGTTTTAGAAATTCACCAGCAATAATTCCACGAATTTCAGTATAGTTATCTTCAGTACCAGATGTTTCAGCCATCGCTAAGGACATTTCTTTACCACTTATCAACTTATATTTTTTATTCCTTGTGTCGTCACTAAGCATGTGTGTCATATACGAAAGCTTAGTATTACGTGCAATCTCCTTTTGAGCACCCATCAGTGCCCAACCATCCAGCTCTCGAATCTGTTGGATTTCTGCTGCTGATGCTCCCTTAGATTCAAGCTTTTTAATCACAGCATTAACTGCACCATGCTCAGCAGCAAGGTCATCTTCCTTAGCCCTTAGGTTTTGAAGATCCTCAGCATCCAGTCCAAGTTTAAACACAAGGGCCATACCGGCTTCCTTACGTTCATCCTTGTGGTTTTCATACAGGTCCTTACCAACCTTTAGGGCTTCCTTTGAGAAAGTCCCTAAGCGGTCGTAGGCTGATTTCTGTAATTCAGATTCTTTCTTTTGTTTTTGAATTTTCTGATTGTAGCGTTTCTCTAAAGCTTTCTCGTAAGTGCTTTGGAAACGATCTTCTAATCTTTCATTCTTTGCATCTTGCTGGAATTCAGCATTACGTGCAGATTGAAAATCAGAGAGATCTTCTTTTTGATTAGCAATTGTCTGCTTGTAAGTAGCCCGTAGATCTTGTATCCTTTTAATACCAGCTTGTTCTATACGTCTGGCATTATCAGGTAACGAGATGGCATCAAAACCACTATTACGTGCAGACCCTCTAAATTGAGCCATAGTTAAATTTATTTAAAGAAATAATCCTGCAACTTGAAGACCAACATTTGCTACATCCCCAACATCATTCCAAACACTGGTTTTACCTAATGCACCTTTAACAGGTTTAGGTGGTTTGGATGGTGCAAATGGCATAGCAAGCTGAGTCCGTGGAGTTGCAAATGGTTTGGGTAGTGGAACAGGTTGTTTCGGTCTCGCTGGAATTCGTCCTTGAGCAGCCAGATTAGCTGAATACTCATCCATACTAATTCTATCTTTGTCAGCTTCAAGCTGTGCTTTAGCAGAATCATATGTTGTCTTTATCTTACTCTTATTAAGTGTATTGCGTTTGTCTAAGAACCTTTGCTTAGTACCCAGTTGAGACAAGTTGATACGTGAATCTTCCACGGATTTGTCTTTCTTTAGTGTACTACGTTTAGCAGAATACTTAAGATCGCTTATTGTTTTATCTTTCTGAGCTGTACTGCGTTTCTTAGCAAATTTAATTTCGCTAAATGCTTTATCTTTTGCAGCTTCACTACGTTTAGAAGAATACTTAAGGGTGTTTAGTTCTTTATCTTTCTGTGTTGAACTACGTTGAGAAGAATAATTGAGAGCATTCAGTTTTTGATTTTTCTGAATCGAACTTCGCCTAGAAGAATAATCAAGTTCACTTAGTGATTGTTGTAATGCTTTCGTTAGTTTACTGCTGTTTAAACTTAGCTTCTCAATTTTACGATTCTTTGTCAGCTTAGCTATTTCCTTGTCTGCCGACGTGATATCTTTATCCTTATTTTTTAAATTAGTTTGATAAGTTTTTGTACCTTCAATAGATTTTTGAGCATCGTCCTTATCTTTTCGAGAAAATACAAGGTCGTCTACTAGCTTGGCTTGGCTGCGACCATACTCAGCAATAGCACTCCTAGCCTCACGTTCAGCACTGAGACCCTCTCTACCAAAAGATCTAGCTGTTCCTTCGGCTTGTTCACGTTTGATTAACGCCTCAATACGTTGATTGAAGTTAGGGACCTGAGCTTTTTCGTAAGTACGTTTTGCGGCTTCAACATCCCAGCCTGATTTATCTTCGAGAAAAGTGATATCGTTATCAAGTTTGTCGTTAGTATAATTTAGCTTATTATCTTCTTGTTTATAAGCGGCTCTTGTAAATGTTGCTTCTTCCACTATATCCTGTCGATCGATCAAAGTGTTATCAAGTGCAAAAGCTTTTTTATCTTCTATTTCTCCTTGGTTAACACTATCATCTACAGTAGCAAAGGCTCTTTTATCTGTTATTTCTTTTTGATTAATCCGATTATCCTTACGTGCAAAACCTTTTTTGTCTTCTATTTCCTTTTGGTTAATCCTATTAGTTTGACGTGCAAAACCTTTATTAGCAAGCAATTCGCTTTGATTAATCCTATTAGTTTGACGTGCGAAACCTTTATTATCAGCTACTTCATTTTGATTAATTCGATCGGTATCTTTTGCAAATTTTCTTGTGTTTTGAACTAAGTCTTCGTCATAACCTATGTTCTTTGAAGCTTCATTATAATCATACCTCTGATCGTCTAGGTCAAAAGTTTTTGAAATTAACGCTTCTTCTTTTGCTCTTTGTGCAGTCTCTAAGGCTAATGCACCAGACAGAGAATTCAATTCAGTTTGAGCGTCATAATCTTTAAGACTTTGATCATAGACTTCCGTGTCTAAATCAAATTGTCTTTGTTGAAGATTCTGTTGTTGATTATAGTCTTTTATTTTAATTGCATCTTTATAATCAGCTTGCGCGTCATAATTAGCTTGCTGTAAGTCTCGGTCTAAAACAGCCTTATCATATCTAGCATTATTCTCTTTATTCTGATAATCACGGAACTCCTTATCGTATTGATATTGTTTTTCTATTTGCTTATTAGATTTTTTTATTTTACTATTAGTTCCTCCTGCCATCAGTTAGTTCTCCTTAAGTTGTTTGACAAGTACTGAATACTCATGATCCCATTTAATAATTTTTGATATTCCTTTACGTGCCCAAGTTTCTATGGCATCATAATTGTTTTGTACAGCATAGTTTTGCATTTTCTCAAAAGCATCTAAGAGGTATTCAGCGTATCTAGTTTTAGAAGCAAATAAAATTATTCTTAGTACAGTTTTACGTGGGTAAACCACAACTGTAGTAGTACCTGCACAAAGGACTTTATTGTTTTCAAGACCCAACCACAGCAATTGATTGCCACTTAGGATCTGCTCATATACATCATTTATATTAGCTTCCATAAAGCTATGCTTTAATGCAAGTTCCAATATTGGTTTTGCTAATGACCAGACCTGCGGAGCATTGGTGGGATTGCAGTGTTGTAATATCATGAGCGTTGATAGTACCTTGGTGAATATTGTCCTTCCCATGTCATGCTTAAAAGCGAAACAGGATAGGGTGAGTCAGATGTTAATCGAACATCAAAATTATCATTACGTTGATGTATAGGTAACGTAAACATGCGTTCGTCATCAATAGGTGCGGCATCTAAAAGATACCAGTTAGATTGTTCAACCTCGCCTACATCAATAAAATCCTTTGATCCTCTCGGCTTTAATTCAAAACCAATTGCACCAGTTTTACCCATTGCAAATTTTATTCTTGAAATTGTAAGTGATGCAGTAAAGTCCGAAGATTCACCTGTTCGAAAGTAAATTTTGGGTAGATTGACACTATAAGGAAATGTAAATCCTAATTGAACTGTAGTGTTTGTCAGATTCTCATCAGTAGTGTAAGTTGTGTTAGTTACTTTAGTCAATCTATAGAACTTACCATTCGCTGAATTTCCAGTATATGTTTCAATAGCAACCGGACTCCATTCACTATTAAGTGGATCTACAGAAGACGAAGTTAGTGTAGTTAAACCAGTACTTGCATTGTAACTTTTAGTTGGAGTATGCATATAATCTAAGGATGGATTAGTTAGTACACCATCATTTGATTGTACAAGTGGTGAATCTATATTGGGATTGATATATGCAGTTAACATATTTACTTTACCATTTGCAGATACTGCTATTTGTACAGCGTCCTGTTCCATAAAACATGCAATAACCTTACCTGACATTTCCCATTTGAACCAAGTATTTAATGGTCGCTGACTGTCGTTTGATAATGATTTTAAAAAATAAATATAATTCTTGGTATTATCAAACATGCCAATAAAATTATTTTGGTTGCTTGAAATAATTCTATTTAAATTATTTGGTAACCATGTAGTCACGATCTTACTTACATCCTCTACCAGTGGACTGTTGTCATCGCCTTGTGTAAGCATAGACATGACACGGGAATAACTATTAGCTCTGGCTGTGAAGTAAATCTTATCCCTTAATAATACAGGCTCTACAAGTTTATTGATTTCATGTTGAGATATTGAAGATATAGAAGCAGTTGATGGAGTTAATACACCTGTGTTACCTGCAGTCATTACAAACTGCTCACGTGTACCAAACAACACTAAGCCTTGAATCATAGGCTGTACAGCAAACAAGCTGACATCATCTAAGCTACTGGCTGTTAAGTCAATAGGATCAGCATCTGTTGTAGTTAGAGAGCTATTACGCCAGAAGTTAAAAAACTCTAACGGCTGACTCATAATTACATTATCTTCTGAAAGAAAACCTAATCTATTCTTATAAAAAAACAGGTTAGAAATTTTTTGGGCTACAAATGAAGGTCGTCTACTTGTTCCTGTAGTACCATCAATACCAGAAATTCTAGATGTCCATGGAGCGGGAGCAAAACTAAACGTATTTAATGAAGTTCTAGTTAATATGTAAGGTAATGTAGAAGTATCAAAATCTGTTTTTATACCAGGTAGTACTGTTTCAGTCCAAGTTTGACCATCCCATTTAATAACATAGTCATCTGATGCTCCATCAATACCATTAATACGATAGATAGCTCCAGTAGGTAAGGTGTTAGCTGCTGGTAACTCAGCAAGTGTATTAACGGTACCTGTTAACGTACCAGGAGCTGTAGCGGAACCCATAGCTACGGTCTTATCTGTATTGAGAATTACAATGTTCTCTCTACGTTGTAAGACTTTAAAGTTTTCTTTTGTTGTATTTAGATATGTTTGGTTAGCCCCACTAATTGTGGCTTCTACACCAGTAGCAATGTTGAATAGTTTAACTGTTGAATTGTAAATAACACCTGCATACCTTTCCTCAAAATCGTTATATCTAAATATAAACCAGTATGCATCATCTAAATCAGATGAGTTACCTACTTGAATATTAAATTGAGTACCTGGCCTTTTTGTTAATCCAAATGTTATATCGGGATATGCATTTAGAATGTCGTCAACCATGCCAGGTGACTTATCTTTATCAGGTTGACGTGATACACCAGCTAGATAGCTTTCAATAGTTTGTGATACTGCTGCCATTAATATCTACTCAAGGATTGTATAGGTTGATATGAACTGTATCCAGACGTATGTGCATCCATACCAAGGAAGGAGTAATCACCTTGGTTAGTGTCATACTCAACAGCTTGTACTCTACAGTAATTCTCTCTTTGTTTTAACATTTGAAATTGATTCATATCACCTGTAATGCGAGAGCTGCAGATTGCTGCGGCACGTGCAATGATATATGATTGAATAGGAATTGGAAGATTTTCCCAATCAAAATAAAAGACTTTATCTGCAATAGGGTCGTATGTCCAAGTCTTTGAATGCTGCTCTTTATCATAAAGAATAGTATTGTAACCATCTTTTCTGATAACAGCATTGTGATGTTGATTTGCTACATCTTTAACTAAGTCTACTTGTAGTTCATTACTTGCAAGTAAGATATAATTAAGTGTACCTGATGCTGTAGATCTAGATAATTGAATATGATTCTCCCTATTAAATGCCCAACCTTCAGCTTGAACATCTCTAGAAGTTGACACCAGTGTATTCCAAGCAATCGAAACGTCCGGGTTTGATGTGTCTAGGGTAGATACGGGAGCCTGACCAATAGATTGGAGCAGCTCATTAACAGCCGCTATTTGATCTGCGGAAGGATTAGATGGTGGATTTCTCCATGAATTTGTCATTGATTATTATTCTCAATAAGGAGTAAAAAAAAGGGACCCGAAGGTCCCCTTGTTATTAGCTACGATCCTTAGCAGGAGCGTCACATTCAGATTGATGATAAGCGAAACGAAGATTCTTGGTCTCACTATATACAGTTGAAGCAGATACAGCAGAGCCGTATCCCTTCGCTGTCTTAGCTACTGACGCACGATGTGCTGTTGAACCACCGGAAACACCAGCGGTTGCACCAGACACACCATTACCGCCAACAGCAGTTGTTGGATTAGCCATTTAATTTAAGCCTCAGTATCAGTATCGTTAGCTCCTGCACCACCCCAACAAGCTACAGTCGATCCAGATCCAGAAGCACTAGCTCCTGAAACGCGACCATACTCAAGGGGAGTAGGAGGGTTCATGGTTACTGAACCAACAGTACCCATGTTATTTGTGCAAGTATCCTTGCGTTGCACACCAGGAATGAGAGACATTTATAAGACTCCTATCAAGCTGCACGCAATTCAATAGCACATGCAGGGTTCAGAGTACCTGCACCCATAGCCAGACGGCCAACAATAATGTCACCCTGGTACATGGTCTTCACGTCAGCACCTGTGGTCTGGACAGAAGGACCAATACCTTCGACAACAGCAGCAGCATCCTTCATGTAGATAAGTCCACAGGATGTACGGAAGTCACCGGAGTAGTCATTGTTCTCACCATTAACACGAGCAACTGAACCAGAGTTGGAACCAGTCACCATGAATGGGAGGTTGTTAGAACGCTTGATAGAAATACCAGCGATCTCATACAGGCCATCACCTGAGTTCAAGTTACCCTGACTATTTCCAAAATCTCTGTTGAGAATATTTGAATCAACTTGCGATACAAGTGCGTAATATTGACGTGGAGAAAGTACAGCAGTACGTCCATCACGGGGAATATTTTTTTCGTCCAAAATTGAAGCAGCTTCGAAGAAGGCGTCAACTAAAGACTGTGCATTGTACTGGTTGTTAGCACCAATGTTGATGATAGAACCACCGGGCTCAGGGCCAGGAGCAGCAGTCACAGGATGTGCTTCACGTGCAGCAAGTGCAATAGTACGGAAGACTTTCTTGTCATATGCTTCGGCAAGAGCGTGTCCAATCTTCTTGGAGATCTCTGACCTAAGTGAGTAATGAGCAAGTGTCTCATCAAGGTCATAAATGAAAGCTGAACTAATCAGCAGGTCATCCATGATGATGGTCTTTTCAGCCACTGGAGGATCACCACTACCAAGAATCGGAGTTCCAGGTGTGTGGTAAGAAGCATCCATACGACCAGTAAAGATGAACTGCATCGACTTTCCATTACGGAGAGTACGGTTTTGTACAGTACCTTTAGCGATACAGGCTGATTCATAAGCTTTGAACATCTCACCTGAAAATAGTTTCAGATAAGTTGCGTATTTGGCATCATAATTAGACCCACCTTGGGTGAGACCAATCGTCGAAGGGTTCGAGTTAATAGAACCCTGTGGAGTAAGAATGGTATTAGCCATTATATTTAATAAGAGGTTTAGTTTACTTCCTCTTTGACGTCAAAGATATTCAATTGTATTGTGGTCTATCCCACCGTCTAGACGGCTAGAGGTATCCGCGTACGGGCTCTAACCAATTGCTAAGGGAGGATTTGCACCTCCCAATTACAGAACTACTTAGCGGCTTTTAAGGTAAGCCACCCCGCGATACACAAGCTTCTGCTCTTTAAGAGCTTGGGCTTGTTCACGCACACGCTGACGAACTTCAACGTTTGGCATAGTATCCTCCTTAGAGAATTGAGGGACCCCGTTCCCTGTCACCTCATGTCATGCGTCCCGAAGGATGAACGGACTTTTATAATTAGCTAGCTACCAATTCAGCAGCAGCTGGTGTTCCATCTGTAGTATCACCAGCAAGGATATCGTTCTGAACGACACGCTGTGCTGATGTACCAGAGCTAGGGTTATCACCATAACCAGTGGTTACTGGGAACCATTGGTCGCCAGTAGTTTTTACAACATACTGGACTTGAAAATCATTAGCACGATTTTTTGGATTGTAAGCTAGTCCCATAATAATTATCCAATAGTAGGAGCAGTCAATGCTACTTCTGTAGTAGACACTGCTGCCAGATCAAGTGGGAAGTTATGAGCATTACGCTCATGCATTACTTCCATTCCAAGTCCTGCACGGTTAAGTATGTCAGCCCAAGTAGGGACAACACGGTTCCCGTTATCGACAATGGATTGGTTGAAGTTGAAGCCGTTGAGGTTGAATGCCATGGTGCTAACACCAAGAGCAGTAAACCAAATGCCAACAACAGGCCATGCAGCCAAGAAAAAGTGGAGGCTACGTGAGTTATTAAACGAAGCATATTGAAAGATCAATCGTCCAAAGTATCCGTGAGCAGCGACAATATTATATGTCTCTTCTTCCTGTCCAAATTTAT